TCCGAGAACCTCACGGTCAATTTCAAGATTGATTTCTTGAGCAAGAACAGCAGTTAATTCTGCTTCAGCATCAAGGTTGTGCTGTGAGCGAAGGTCTTGTTGAGCCTCATAGCTCCATACAGCCTTGAGTTTGCGTGTTTTAGCAGCAATTTCTTCTGATTCAACAACAAGATTTACTTCTGGAAGATCTTGATTGCATTCCATGTTGTATTCATAGCTTACTACAACACTATTTGCACCTGGATCATCTCCCCAAGTAAGATCAATTTCACCAGTTGTTAGATCAAGACTTCCAGCACTAACTTTTGGACTTGGTGTTCCAATGTCAGTAAAAGTGAAACTTCCGCTTTGATCAACAACAAATGTTTGTACTGCGGTTGCACCATCATAGATTGTTCCAGTCATTGTTCCTGCCAAAACAGGAGTATGCTCAAGAACGAATGCAGATGCTGTATCACCACCAGCATCACTTTGTGTTTCATTTTCAACAAATTGATGTGAGTAGTATACACTAAGATTTGCATCACCAGATGCTAATTGCTGTAAGCTGTTTGCATCATCATTTGGAAATCCACCTTTTGTTGCACCACGAACAGCACCCTTGTTGCTACCATAACGGAATCTGAGGTAGTAAACAAGACCTGTTGGGCCTAGAAGTGGTTGTACTGATACAACTTTATTGGCAATTAATTGTGGGTAAATTCTTCTTACAAGAGGTATTGAAATTCTTTTGAATTGGGCAACGTCACCAGTGTCAGTTGAACTTTCATTGATGAGTCTTTGGTTTTCTAAAAGAACGGCAGTGCAAGAACGTGTGTACTTGTCATTGATGTTCTCTAGTAAACCTGTTTGTGCCCAACGAGATTCAAGCTCTCTTGCTTCATTTAAAAATTTGGCATTTGCTTGCATGATTTAATTTTCTCCTTGGTTATACTAAAGATTTTTATTCTGAGGTTTTAGTTCCAGCGAGAACTTGCATTTGTCTCAAGTAATCTGGATCTACACCTTCTACTAATGTTGTGTCAACTTTTTCCTTTTTGACATTATTGGACTTATTGTTACTCCATTCTGCAACAAGTTCAGGATCGTTGACAGTACGTCCTCTCCCCTGCGCATTCTTCGCTTTCTCTACTCTTTCTTGCTTATTTTCTGTTAGGAGTTGTTTAGACTCACGAACAGTTTCATTCAGTTTTGTATTTTCAGTACTTAATCTAATATTTCTTGCTTCAAGAATTTTTGTTTGACTTTGTAGTTCTTCAATTTTCTTTTCGGCTTGATCAAGTTTTGAATTTACAACTTCTGCATAATCTTCATTTGAAATATAATCGGAAACACATTCAACAACTCTATCCAAAACAACTTTTTGCTCTGCCATAGATGGGTCATTGACAATTTCTCTGCGTGCTGCTTCATATAATTCTTCGCCTTTATACTGTAAAAATGCATCAACTTTATCTACCATATATTCTTTCATTTCTGATAGTTTTTGATTGAATTGTTCGTACATTTCAACTTCTAAATTTTCATTTTTTGCTTTTTCAGTTTGTAGCATTTGATAGGCTTCTTCATAGCCTTCTTCCATAGTGGATTCAAATTCTGTTTGTTGCATTTCAAGTCTTTTTCTTAGATCTTCAATGATAGCGTATGCTTCTTGATAACCTTGCAATGCAGTCTCTTCTGTATTTTTGAGTTCTTCAGAAAGTTCGGCATAGGCTTCTTCGAGCTTGGAGTTGTACTCCTGCTCATATTCCTGCTTTGCTTTCTCAAGCTCTCCCTTTACTGCTTCTGAAATTTCTTCGATAGAATCTTCAGGTAGTAATTTAGTTAATGCTTCAACAATTTTTTCCATTAGCTCAACCTCTCTTTAGATTCATTGGCTTGTTTATGAACAATGCCACCAATAGCAGCGATAATAAGTTCTTTGCTGAACGTATTTATGCTGCTACATTCATTTTTTTTATTAAAATTTTCTGGTGACACAGGAATAGAATCTATACTTTCTTTTGAGACTACACGCTCTTGGAAAGCTTGCGAAGTGCTTGGGTCAGCAACGGCATCAAATGTTATTAATTTATAACTTTCTCCAATTACTAATATGCCTTCCTCATTCACTTTGCCATTACCTACACCTCTACTGCTAATTCCTACTCTCACTCCGTCATTTATTAGTGATTTTAGAATTTTTCCGCTTGGTGTATTTAATATAACTCCTTCACCCATTAGCGTTTTGCCTTCCCACCAAAGTTTTGATATTTTATGAGATGCATTTGCGAAATGAATAATTGAGTCAGTAGGATGGTCTAATTCTCCTATTAAACCACCTTTATTTATACATTCTTGTAGATTATTCACATTTGAATCTAAAACATCATATGGATATAATCTTTTATTTTTATTTACTGCTTCTGCTTCTTGAAATTTTCCTTTGAATTTAACAAGTCCGTTTGATCCTGCTGATTCATGCAGATCCATTTCATTTATAATAGCGCAGCTTCCAGATCCAAAAATCAATTTATTTTCATAAACTGTACCTGGAGTAATATCATGTTCCAATAAAAGTTGCATTAATAAACTTCCTCCTATTTTTTCTTCCTTGAATTAGTCTTTTATGTAAGGATTTTTGAGATTTGGCCATGTATCATTATTCATGATATGTCCAAGTCTACCACTATCAGATGCTATATCTTTTTCTCCACTTATTTTATAATCATCATTATTTAATAAATAGGGGTTATTAAGATTTGGATAAGTATGGTCGCCTCCATGATTACTCATTCCCATATCTGATAATTCTTTTGAATTTTCTTGCCCAATATTTTTTCCATCACTAACAGATGGTAAATTTTCTTTATGCCCAGAAAAATCATTTGCAGGAGAATAACTTACTCTTGCTTTTTTATTCAATTCAGGATGATTGCCATTTATAGTTGTAATAGGCTTGGCGG